CTAAATTAATTTTTCTGACACCCCTATTTGGGGCACCCTTGGGGCAGTGGCCGCCAGTCCCTGATTCAGTATATCAACCTGTGACTGGTTATTATCGGACATCCATGCACCATATACTGTATAGACCATCTGAGCATTTGCATGCCCCATTTGTGCGGCAATAAAGTTTGGATTGGCACCAGCAGCGAGTGACCAGCAGGCATAAGTGTGTCGGGACTGATACGCTTTTCTGTATCGTAAACCGGCTCGTCTCATCGCCGATTCCCATATCCTGTTTAGTGACGTTGCTGCATAATGTGTTCCGGACTTTCCTGAGCGTGTGGTAAGCTGAGGATTGAACACGAAGGTACATGAATGTGCGCTTGTCCGGCCAAATTCGCGTAGCTTCACTTCGACTTTATGCTGTTTACCCAGCCTCGTGAGTGATGCCTGATTTTTTAATGTATCAATTGCAGGTTGTGTCAGATGTATCACCCTGTCGGTTCCTGCCTGGGTTTTTGGCAGGGTGAACTCTTTAGCCTGAGTGTAGTTTCTCCTGACAACCAAAGTCCCCGCTTTAATATCGATGTCCTCCCACGCCAGTGCGCACAATTCTCCATGTCGCATGCCAGTGTAAACTGCAAGTGACCAGATATTTTTGATTTGCTGGTGGTGGCAGGCGTCAATGAGTCGTGTAAACTCTTCCCTTGTGAGTGGATCTGGTTCAGTTTTTGCACGTTTCAGCGTAGATATTTCACTGAATGGGTTCTGTGAAATATAGCCATTGCTTGCTGCAAACCGGAACATTCCACAGATAATCCCCATATAAGAATTTACTGTTGCCACGCTACGTCCCTTCGGTGTTAATTCACGGTTTGGTCTCATCACCTGATGACCAGTCATCAGTTCCCGCCTGAAAACGAGCAAATCCTCCTGTGTTACAGCAGAAGCAAGAACTTGCCCACCAAGCAAAGAAACACTCGTTTTCACAATCGATTCATAACGAATCATCGTATTTTTTGATATTTCCATTTCCTTAAGCCTGAGCCATTTCTCCGCCAGTTTAGCGATGGTGATATCTTTATTTACCACGCCGAACTGTTTCAGGTTTGGCGAGTCAGGAAAATGTTCCGCATAGTTAAAGCTACCCGTCTTAATCAAAAAACAGACAGACGTTCGTAACTCACCTGCAATTTTGCGATTTTTAGGGGTGTCTGGCACCCCCAGATTTTCACGCACGCGCTTTCCTTTGTAGCGGAAACAGATCCGGAGTTTACCCCCGTGGTTTTCAACGCCGGTTGGATAGGCTGGTTTAGCCATAATTCCTCCTGCGTCCAAGAGCTTCATCAGATTACCGCCTCATCAGATTAAGTCAAAGATCGAAGTTCGGATCAGGCTGGTTTTTAATCCAGCGATTAATCTCCGGAATGTAGTACATACACTCGCTGGTGGGCTTCGGATGTCCGTTAGGGGCCACATGCTTGTACTCGCGACCGAGCAACCACGACTCTTTACGGGCGCGTAGTATTGTCCCGGGTTTTAATCCGGTAGCTGCAATCAATAATTTTTCAGTGACCCACTCGTTGGGGACTATTTGGTAGATGATTGTCTGCATGCTCACCTCACACCACATCAAAACCATGGCAGTAGCGCCACACTTCATACATTCGTTTAACCACTTCCCGGCAGTAGAATCCGTAGTCGTCACGCGTCAGGTCATAGCGGCTTCCGTACTGCCGACGAACCCATAGTTCAAATGATTTATGCATCGTTTACTCCATGCGTAATGTGGTCACAATGGTGTGTCTCCGGTTGTCAGGTTTAACCAGAAAAATGGCCTTTCCGTTAATGAGCGCATAACCGCCTTCTTGTTCACACCTGATAACTGATACGCGCAGTTTGTGTGGCGTTCTTTTGCGGCAGGATTCAAACAGTACCGCGCCATCAAGGTCGAGGAGCATATTTCCGACGTCCCCGCCAATTCGTTCCAGATAGCGTTCTGCTGCGTGGCGGGTGATCCTGTAATGCCGGTAATAAATCGAATCAGATATGTCCATCCGGGGGTCGGACACGAAGTCTGGAATACCGGAATGTTCGTTCATCGCCGTACTTCTCGTAGTAGCTGGTTAAATATCATGGTTAATCTGTTACTACATCCAAATGGCAGGTCATTCACCCGGTAAACAGGGATGTCGCTATTGGGGCAACTTAATTTCACAACCCGCCCGGTAGCGCGGAGGTGTGATAATGCGCTGGCGACGGCTGATGTTTTTTTGTTTAAGGCTTTGGCGATTTCGTTGCTGGTGGAGTCCGGGTTAGCCCGGACGTATTCAAATACGGTCATATCCGCCATTATTTTTTCCCTCGAATTTGTCTTTCTTCCATTATCCTCGTCGCTGTTACCCTGGCTCGTATCACGTAAGTGTGCTCTCCCTCAAGGATGGTTGTGATGCGGAAAAAACCGTACTGCGTAACTTTCATGCGCGGAAAGTGGAACAGAAGTTCATCAACGACCAACAGATGGCTGCGACACTGAAGTAAGTTGCTGGTGATTATCAGTCGACTTGTTGTGCTGCCAGCTTGGCATTCGATTTTCATCCCAGATACTCCCTGGCCATTTTGAAAACATCATCACGGCACGGCATAACAACGAACTCCGGATTGCCGTATGTGGCGTTGATAACCGGATCGAACTGAATGCGTACCGCACCATGCTCGACGGACGGGTGTAACTGAACGGGAATAAATTTTCGCTCGCGACCAAACATCTTCTCCGGATAACTGAGATATTTCGCCTGGATAACCGGCTTGATGCTGAAATCCACTTTTTTCGGGATGACGCGCTCCATATCAGGAAAACAGCCATCGACAAGCCTGATACCAGTGATTGAAATGCGGCGATTGAATGCGTCCCGGTGAATAGCAAATGCTTCTTTGTTGAATACCAGCACGGTCGTTTCTGCTTTTGCGGGAACCGGTCCTTCAAACTGAACGATGATATTTTTTTTCGTCCTGATACCGTGCTCGATACGCAGCGCAACATGTCCGTTAGTGGCCTCGATGTACTTCGGCGTGATGTGAAGACCGTTCAGGTAATAGCGAACGTCGTTTTTCGCAGCACATACCAGCGCTGCCCGAATGAGTTTCGACTGAATGATCATGCTTTATCCTTCCATCCGAGCGCCTGAAACAACCCCATCTTTGGGTGATACCAGCGAGTACCGCGCGGTTCTGCTTCAGACATCATCTGGTGGAATGCCTTCATGAACGACTCAAGTTCCACGATTGCGCGGCGTGACAGAAGACCATCAGGCGTCATGAATTCGTGCGTATCGGTTGGGATGCGGTAGGCGTTGACCAGATTGCGGCACTTGGCATCAGTCATACCGCTTTTGGCGACCACTTGGCGATAACCGACATATCCGGCGCGCATGTTTCCGCGCTTAATGTTCGCCACCGCTTCCACTACAGTTTCTACCTGTTCTTCTACGTGACTCAGGCCCTTCTGCTGGCGAACGGCGTCGGCGGCCATAGCGGCGATCATTTCGATTTCGGTTAGTGGCTGCGGTTGCTTATGACGGAAGTAGCTGTTAACCAGCTCGCGCTGAACCTGCCAGGACAGTGGATCGTTAAATGGCTTCGTCAGCATTAGATAGCCAGACTCAAAAATAACAATTCCGGAAGGTGCAAATTTCGAAAAAGTTCCTTCTGGGAGGTCCGTACGTATTACGTCCGAACCTAATTCTTCGTAATCCACACCAGCAATAAAATGCTCGCGATTACGGTTGAACGCTGCGCGGGCAGTGTCCTGTGGTCGGTTATGCACTTCATCAATCATTGCGAATGTCACAACTCGCTGACCGCGATATTCGACTGCCGGAAGTTGTTTGTTATTGATGGTTACAGTGTTCATCTGATTTTTCCTCAAAACGGTTTACTGGCCTGTAGCTTGTCAACCTCTTTCACAAAGCGGTCGTGCATTGAGTCCCATTTTTGGCACCACTTTTCCATTTCACGTTTACGGGCCAGAATGTGGCGCAGACGGCGAACGCAGCGCTGGTGGGCTATCAGGTATTCGCGTGTGACGGCACCGCGTTGCCAGGTCTCACCGTATTCCGGATGGATTACCCGCACATCAGGTTGACGCTGAATGAAACCAGAACGCCCGAAAGCTTTGGTTGTCATAAAAAACGCCAGGTGACGGATTGCTGTATCCCGGCTGAAGCATTTTTTATGGCGTCCATGGCGTACTGAGACGAACAGCGGTCCGACTGGCGTGTCGTACTTCTGTAGTGCCAGGTCAATTGCGCTGGCGGTGCGGTTATCGATCATGCGTTTTGCTCCTGTGCTGTTTCGTCTGCTGGTGGGATAACCTTGTAACCGGCTTTCTTCGCCATCCAGAAGAAGGTGTCCATGCTGGCAATCAGTTCGTTATCGCGAACATTACGGATGTTAATTACCTGACCGTTTTCAATCGTCATAACCACCTGCACTTTTTTGTGCGTAATAGAGGGGGGATTAGTCATCAGTTAATTCCTCCGCTGAAATATTTCTCTTTTGCCCAGGTAATGACTTCACCGAGTAACTCATCAACAATAAGTTTTCCTGTCTCGGTCAGGTATTCCGTATGCCCGTTAATATCAAGGCTGTTCATATACGTACTGCGAATAAAAGAAGTGGATTCTGAAATTCCGTATTCACTGCACGCCTGTCTTTCAAAACGCATTAACAGTTTCATAATCGAATTTTCGTCAAAGTCTATCTTCTGAATATCACCATTGGGCATATTAACGATGACACAATTACTACCCGTCTTACGCTTCATTCTCCCCAGTGCTGCAATTGCAATTCTACGACGGTAAATTTCAATAGTGTTGTTTTTCACGGCGCTTCTCCTCTTCATCCATCCAGACAGAAATATCTGATGAGATATTGAGAGCAAGACCCAAAAGTCTCTCAGTCTGGAGAGGGTTCATTTTTTTAAAGCTGATATACATCAGGTCCAGTAGTTCATTAAGACTTCTGGCGGAGATCGCCGCGTCTTCTATATTGTCATTTTCTACCGGGTTCCACATATTTACCTCCCGTATGCTTTGCGCAAATATAATTCTGCGATGATGCTGTAGCCGGAGGCGTGAAAGAGTTGAGCTGTTTTAAACGCAGCTTTGTCTTTGATGAAAGTCATTGTTAACTCTCCTGTAAGTTCAGGTTATAGGTATCCCTGCCGTTTAAGGCACAGTTAATTTGTTTAATCAGGTTTTATTATTTAATTAAACTATTCAGTTTTGTATCTGCTTCTTTAATTGATTCTTCAACGCCTTCGATCAGGGTGATGATGGCGGATATTAATGTTGCTTCGTAATCATCTCTTGGGCTTTCAAGCCATGCACCAAGCACAGCTTCAGCCTGTTTAATCCTGTTTCTGGCTGAGATTAAAGATATAGTCATTTATCCTTCCCCCTGTCTGCCTTCTCTTCGATAAGCCATGCATGCACTTCACCAGATAAGCGACGGATTAAAGTGATTACAGCGGATAATTCCGTTTCGCTCAACGTATCCGGATAGCTCTCGATCATTCGTAACAGACTTTCGACCTGGCATGCTTTTTCTGTTGCTTGTTCTAATGAGATATCAGTCATGATTTCCTCCTTCATATACCTGATAGATACGCCGCCGTTTGTGAGATTTATTCAGGCATGTTGAGCGGTGTTTTCACTTTCCTTTCTCCATCGCGTAATCGTGAGCTGCTTCTGCGTATTGTCTGGCCAGAATAAAAACGCAGTCACTAAGATCTGACTTGTCATTTGTATTGGTAACCGAAATAATTAATCCCGCTTCAATTAATGCCGCGATCTGACGAAAAGCGGTTTCAGGCTCCAGGGTGAGACCTTTGAAGGTTTTCATTTAGTTGTTCTCAGGCTGGTCATGACCCAGTTCATGGTTTAAAACAGATAGATTCGTTTTTAACTGATTTATGCAAATTTTAATAAGTGCTGCGGGCTTGTATGCAACATCTCGATCAGTTTCTGCGTACTCGAGTGCATTGATAACGCGATCAATATCCATTGCAATTTTATGAATAGTGCCGTTCTCGGGAAGGATTTGTTCTGTGCTCATTTTTTAGACTCCATTGTTTGTCGATGGAGTTATATTACAAAATGTAATTATTGCTGTCTACACAAAATGAAATAAAAACTGAATTTTAAGCGGATGTGTCTGATTTCAAAATGTATTTTATTTGGGATGTGAGAGGTTGAGAGGCAAAAAAACCCGGCATAGCCAGGTTGAGATAATTAATTTAACCAAACGTCTCTTCAGGCCACTGTGAGGCTACGACCTTACCCACAATGCGACACTGGTCGTTGCATGGGATCATAGGAAACTGTGGGTTGAGCGGTTGCAGGAACACCTGACCACTATCTTTGATTAACTTTTTGAAGGTAAATTCATCGCCACCTAAGCGAGCAATACAGAAGTCACCCGGATCAACCGGTTCCTTTGGGTCGACGAGAATCAACATTCCTTCAGGAAAGCTTGGACGTGAACCTGTGGGGGCCGTCATGGAATGGCCGTCAACTTCGAGCCAAAAGGCGTTATCACTGGCTTTTTTAGTTGTACTTACCCAGTTCTCTGCGTCCCTTTCTGTGAAGGTCCGGAATTCAGGAGAAAACATACCGGCCTGAACATGTGAAAAAACAGGATATTCAAAATGGGGTTTTGGTGGTTCTGAGTAGTGGCCCTCCCCAATGGTAAAGGAACCGTCCAGGTTGAGGGTTGCCCCTATAATGCCGAGTATGCGAAAAATCGAACCTATTTCAGATAACGAAGCCGATCTCCTGCCATTAAGCCAGTGACTTAAAGCACCTTGGGTAACTCCTAACTCTTCTGATAGCTGGGCTTGTGTAATCCCAACTTCAGCCATTCTGGCCTTAGCCAGTTCATACCATTCTGTTTTCATAGTCTCATATTATTACATTATGTGATAACTATTCAATGTACATAGTGTAATATTTGCTTGATGGCAACGACTACAAAATGTAATATCTCCTGTAAAGATCGGAGAAAAAAATGAGCAACCTAAAAAAGCTACGCATCGCCAATGGCTTAACGCAATGTGAGTTGGCAAAGACCATAGGCCACACACAGAGCTCTATTTGCCATTACGAATCTGGCCGAAGAGTCCCTGACATTGAGACATGTCATCTAATTGCTACTGCCTTGAGTACGTCAGAAAGGAAGGTTTTTATCGAAGAAATTTTTCCTCATCCTTCCTCAGAGGTGTGACATGCCACCGGATTATGTGCAGGTTGAGTTGCCATCGCTTTACAGCCAGGCAGACGCTGCATGGATTCAACAGCAGTTACTGGGTTTACCTCCGTCACTGCGGCGTAAAGTCGCGCTGAAGTACGCAGAGGTATACGAAATCACATTTGACGCTGAACCCGTGTCATACCGCAAGGATAACCGGGCAAGGCATGAGGCCAACGTGAGGCTTCGCAGGTTCGTTGAAACATACGGACGAGCAATTCAGGGGTACACGACTCAACCGCCCCTGGCAGGAACGCAACGCCGCTCCTGAATGATACCGGGCTTAAAGGTGCCTGGTGTAACGGTTGAGTTACCTCCATCTGAATATCTGGCTATTTGGGTATTTAGCCGTCTAAACGGCTATACAGCCAAATTTGGACCTGGGGGTAGGGGGCGGTTTTGGGTTTTAGCGCGAAGCGCTGGAACAGGCTTTTCCAAGAAGACAACTCCTTAGGTTAAGTAGATCTCTGTATAGAGAAACCACCGCAAAGACGCATGGATGGCTAAATAGAGTGATAAGCATGACCGGCACAGAACTGAAAGAAAGACTGATATCCATCCTGGAAGAGAAACTCCCGGGTGATACAGGGCGGGAATATTTTGAACACCAGTTAGAAGCGGTAATTCGCGGGAATGGGTTCCTGTTGTCGAAGAATGTCCGTGTCGGCGATCTGGTGGCGGGGCGGAAGGGGTTCATCAACTACCTGGTTATGGACAAAAGCGGTGCCGCTTGCGCTATTGAGTTGGACAACCGCAGCCCACGACAGCGCTCTCTGCAAAAGCTCCAGGCACTCCCTGTGTCAACCGGACGTTTGGTTGTGCTGAGGGATGGAAAAAAACCTCATCGCTATCAGGAGTTCGGGATTGATGTAATCCGGGCTACCAAATTTAAGTAAGGATTTCACAATGCTGAACATCACACCAAATTTTGCCCAGGAACGTGGTCTTAATCTGCTCCGCCGCAAGTGGAAGCAGAAACGCACCTTCATGATGTATGCCCCTACCGGCAGCGGCAAAACCGGGTTAGCGGCATTCATCGCAGCGGGTCATGTTGCTCGCGGACTGCGTGTGATGTTCGTGGCACCTTTTACCGTTCTCGTTACTCAGACTGTACAGCGTTTTGTTGAGTATGGGTTGCCAGAGGATGAAATCAGTATTCTCTGGCGCGATCACCCTGAATACCATCCTGAGCGCCTGATTCAGATAGCCAGTGCTGACACGCTCATCCGCCGTGATTTCCCTGACAATATTGATTTACTGATTATCGATGAGGCGCACATGAAGAAACGCGCCATGCTGGAGTGGATCCGCGACGCTGAGTTTCGGGTTGTGGGCCTGTCGGGTACACCGTTTTCTCCGTGGCTGGGGCAATACTATGAAGAGCTCATTAAGCCAACCACCATCAGCGAGCTCATCAAGCGCGGCGACCTGAGCCCGTATGAATTCTATGCACCAACAAAACCCAATCTGAAAGGCGTCAAAACAGCAAATACGGCTGATTATGGTCGTGACTATAACGAAAACCAGCTGGCGGAGATTATGTGTGGCTCCGACCTCGTGGGCGATATTGTCGATAACTGGCTGCGTAACGGTCGTGACCTGCCGACGGTGGCGTTCTGCGTCAATAAGGCCCACGCCAATTACGTCACGATGCAGTTCGTCAAAGCAGGCGTTAATGCCGAGGTCATGGTTGCCGAAACACCACACGAAGAACGGCAGGTAATGATCCACCGCTTCGAAACGGGAGCCACAAAAATCATCGTCAGTGTGGGCGTACTGGTGGCGGGCTTTGACAGTGATGTTCGTTGCGTCATTTACGCACGTCCCACGAAGTCTGAAATTCGCTGGTTACAGTGTCTTGGCAGGGCGTTACGTACTGCTCCCGGCAAGGATAAGGCGCTGATCTTCGACCATTCCGGTACCGTCCATCGTCTGGGGTTTCCTGATGCCATTGAGTACAACGAACTGCCGTCCAAAAACGACGGGATGAAAGAAGCCGCAACCCGGCAGGCTGAGGAACGGGAGGAAAAACTCCCGAAGGAATGCCCTGAATGCCATTTCATGAAGCCAGCAGGTGTTTATGTCTGCCCGAAATGCGGCTTTAAGCCGCTCGTCGGTGAGGATGTGGTAACCGACACGCAGCGCAATATCAAAAAACTCAGCAAAGGCGGAAAGGTTTACACCAAATCAGACAAACAGTCCTGGTGGAGTCAGATCAAATTCTATCAACGCCAGCGTACTTCGATGGGAAGACCCATCAGTGACGGCTGGTGTGCACATACATTTCGGGAAAAATTTAACGAATGGCCGAATAACCTGAGTGACTTCCCGATGGAAATCACCCCGGAGGTAAGCAACTACATCAGACACAAACTCATCAGATATGCAAAAGGAAAGGAGAAGGTGGCTGCACCTGCTGAAGCTGCCAGCCCCATTCCCGACTCAGACATGACCCACAAGGTAATAAGTGCAAAACGCCAGGTAGAGAATATTCGCAGTATGCTTGGGAGAAGAACAGCGTGAAAACAGCAGATGCAGCAAAAGGCCACTGGGCTGAAATTTTAGAGCACTTTGGTTTGCCGCCGATAACCGGAAAAAACCACTACAAGGGTGAATGTCCGGTATGTGGTGCTCGAGGCAAGTTCCGCATTGACGACCACGGCGGTGTCGGGACATGGATCTGTGTATGTGGTAGTGGCGATGGTATGAAGCTTGTCACCCTGACACAGGGGAAGCCATTTAACGAGGTTTGCGGGGAAATAGACCGTCTGATCGGAAATGATTACCAGCGGGTGAAAATCCCGGTCAACAGTTCGGCGGCGAAATTGCGCCAGTGCGCTATCAGTAAATTCGCGACGTTGCAGCCCTTGCGCGGTACTAACGGGGAAGGGTATCTGCGCCAGCGCGGGATCAACAAATTACCCTCTGAGGCGATTCGGTTCTGCGAAAAGCAGCGACATGCAGGCAGGATTTATCATGCTCTTTATGCTCTTGCCACCGATGATAAAGGGGAACTGTGCTATCTGCATCAGACATTACTTGACGGAGCTAAAAAGGCAGATATTGGCGCTAGTGCAAAGCGTCTCAAATCCCTGCAGGAAGACAATTATCTTGATCACACTCGTTCAGTAGCGATCCGTATGTTCCCGGTCGCCAGCACACTTGGCATCGCCGAAGGCATCGAAACAGCCCTGTCTGCGCACCAGATTTATAACGTAAATACTTGGGCAACCATGACGGCCAACTTCATGAAGAAATTCCGCGTTCCGGCTGGCGTTAAGCACCTCATTATTTTTGCTGACCGTGACGAAAACAGTGCCACCGGGTTGGCTGCGGCCACAGAATGCGCTCACGCAAATCTGGTGGCTAAAAATGACCTGCAGCGCGTGAGTGTGTACTGGCCGGATCATGATGATTTCAACAATATGCTCATGAATGGCGATCAGGTTCGTGAGCTGGTTTTCTATAAAAAACAGCAGGTGGCCGCATGAAACTGGAAGCATCACTCAAACATTTTAGTCCTCAGGGAATGCACATCAGCGACGACGTGAAAGGAACCTCTCCGGACCGCCTTACAGGAACAGATGTAATGGCGGCGATTGGCACCACCAGCAGCCGTGCGCGCTTCGGCCTGGCGGCGTTCTTCGGTAAAGCGGGAATCAGCAAAACGGATGAACAGCTCGCAGTTCAGGCGCTGGCACGACATGCGATGGAGACAGCACCAAAGAACGTGCGCAAAGTTGCCGGTGGTGAGTTCGGATGGTGCATGCTGATGCTGGCGCAATTTGCCTTTGCTGAATACTCCCGTTCAGCAGAAACCAGCGTGACGTGTCACATCTGCAGCGGTACCGGGCGAACAAACCGCGAGCAGAGTACCCGCAAAGTTTCGTACCCATGGGGTAAAGCACCATATTGGGCTAACCGATCTCGTGCCGTTCGTCCGTCTGACTGGGAGCACTGGACTGAGGCAACAGAGGTTGTACCGACCGTCTGTGATAGTTGCGAAGGCAAAGGAACAATCAGCGCCCGCTGCCGTTGTGGTGGCAAAGGGGAGGTGCTCGACCGCAAAGCAACAAAAGAGCGGGGCGCACCGGTTTTCAAAACGTGTGAACGTTGCTCTGGTCACGGTTTTTCATCGGTACCGTCTACTGCGGCATATAAAGCGATTCTGAAGCGTGTCCCGGATCTGCACGTCAGAACATGGACTCGCAACTGGAAACCGTTTCTGGAGGAGATGGTGGACATTTGTTACTTGGAAGAGCGTAAGGCTGATGCTGCTTTTCAGGACGCGACCAGTTTTAGTGATGATGTGAACAAAATTTAGCATTATCACAACGCAGGACTTGATTTTGTCCGAAGTTGTCCTGTATGCTTCTAATCATGGATAGCTACATCCAAATGAAACTGATTACGAACCCTGCCACTGGCGGGGTTTTTGCTTTTCCGGAGGTCAATAATGCAGGACGAAAAGCAGCAACCGTATTTTTTTAATCCTGGCATGTCAGCCGAACAGCTTGAAGACTGGCTGGGGCAGCAAAAACTTCACCTCACCCATTACAACCGTCTGGTAAAAGAAAAAGCCGCCCTTGTAGAGCGACTCGGTGAAATTTCAGCAGAAATTGAACAGATGTCTACTGGTGGTTTTGAAGGAAAACTGAGTTTTCCTTGGGATCCCAGTCCGATTCTGAAAAATCGTCAACAGGATAATGGCTGACTGGAAGTTTTAGTGAGCGGAGAAACTCTGCGGCTTCTTCTGGCATGTAATCAGGTTTTAACCTGTCTGAAATAATAAACAAACTATCGTTTAGAGATAGCCTCCTGATATCATCCAACTTCCATTTAGTAATTTGAAAAATAAGGTGATGAAGCGCCTTTTCGCTGTCCAGCAGATGATAGTCTGATGAATGGCATTTTCTGTACTCAGACAGAACGCACTCAAGGGTGAATATTTGACCTATTCGATACCATACCTGGTTGGCGCGATAGTTGTTTGTCCCTGCCAGTGAAGATGATGTAACGCCATTGTTCTGACAAACCTTGGTCTTAATCATCTGTAAAAGGTCTGAGTAATTACTCATTTTTACCCCGTTTGATAGAGTCTAGCCATGAGCCAAGGGGGATAACCCCCTGGAAGGTCGGATAAGTCGCGTTAAAGTTATCTAATTCATCTGGTGCAATTTTCCCACTTGATAAGTCCATCCAGTCTCGAAGGAATAAATTAATTTCCCCACATTTGGGGCAAAGAATTTTTACCCCATGCGCTATTCCATATACGCCATCATCATAGTCAGAATCAAAGCGCGCATTTGTTAAATCTCGAAAGCGTCCTTCGGTAACAGTTGATTGGGTTGAGCATTTTGGACACTGATTATTCATCGTATTTCCTTTTGATTGGATGTTACGCATACAAGATATCAACGAGGGTTAGCCCAATCTATAAAAACCATTGATATTGCATGGTTAGTTTGACTTATGTATTATCTCGTTCCCGGCCCTTTAGCTCGGTTGGTTAGGGCGTGGGACTCATACTCGCTCTGAAGCCGGTTCAAGTACAGCAAGGGCCGTTAGCCGCCACTAGCTCATCGGGAAGAGCGGCAACTGAATGTTGTAGTACGAGGTTCGAGGCCCCGGTGGCGGACCAATGCCGACTTAGCTCAGTAGGTAGAGCAGCTGACTTGTAATCAGTAGGTCACCAGTTCGATTCCGGTAGTCGGCATCATAATGCAGTCACCGTATAATGGCTATTACCCCAGCCTTCCAGGCTGATGATGCAGGTTCGATTTCCGCTGACCGCTCCATTTTTGAATGGGCGCTGCTTTTTGCAAAATTGCTGTGTAAAAATACTGACCTTTGGGTTCAGCGCTTATCCAAAAGCACTCCGTTAACATCCTGATAACCATGGGTGGTTTGTTGGATGGAGTGCCTTCGAATAATAAAACTCTCGTTATAAAGGCTGCGTATTTGTGTGGCCTTTTTCGTATTCAGGCTCACGGGTATCACTCACTACGTGCTTTGTTGATAAATCCAGCCCGTGAAGCCTGTTTCCTTACAACATACGGTGCACCGATTGCAGAGGTGCGGATATACAACGTATGAACCCAACTGATGGACATAACATGCCGTACTGGTGGCTCAGCGTTACAGGGCATATATTGACTCAGTGGAGTTGCCGTTAATAGCATCGGTTCTGTTGCGGTGAATCCCCCTGAGCGGAGGGGCGTAAACCGACCATTTCGTTTAATGCGGAAAAAGCGGTTGAACTCACGCAGGTTACTGGCTGGTCGTCCATGTACTTACCGGGAGGCACCCGGCACCGCAACTCCATCACAGGTAATTCATCGTTTTCAACATGACTCCCTTGCCCCGATTTTGTCGGGGCTTTTTTATGTCCATAATCCCAAAGCCTGACAGTAACACCCACCGCGCTCTTACCCTGCGCACTGGTTGCTGCCGGGCTTTTTATTTTCAGGAGTTCGTCTATGCAAAGGGCGACCACGGTGGCCAGCTACAGCCTTTCGGTGTCCTCTTTTCTGGTCGGATTGCTCGACCGCTACACACAGGCGCAGTGGAACAAGGCGGCGATGCTGGCCGGTATTGTGCTGGGTGTGGCCACATTTTTTCTGAACTGGTATTACCGGCGAAAAACGTTACGTCAGCTACGTGATATGGGGTGGGATGAAAACCGCGCCAGCAAGATAAACCGTTATCTGGGTAAATAGCCATGAACCGCCTGAGCAAAGCCATGATGGCGCTGATTATTGGCGGGGCCAGTTCGCTGACGTTGCTGAATCAGTTTTTGCACGAGGAAGAAGGCGACAGAACGCACGCTTATCGTGATGCAGGTGGCGTCTGGACAATCTGCAAGGGGCTGACGCACGTTGACGGTAAACCCGTCCGGAAAGGCATGGTGCTGACACCGGTGCAGTGTGACCGGCTTGACCGTGAGCAGGAGCAAAAGGCCCTGGCGTTAATCGACCGGATAGTCAAAGTGTCGCTGACGCCGCCACAGAAGGCGGGCATTGCGTCATTCTGTGCGTGGAACATTGGACTGGAAAAATGCGAACACAGCACCTTTTTGCGGGAACTGAATGCCGGACACCGGCTGGCGGCCTGCGCACAAATCCGGCGCTGGGTATATGACCACGGTCAGGACTGCCGGAAAACCAAAGGTATGGCTCACGGTTGCTACGGGCAGGTTGAACGCCGTGACCAGGAATCATTGCTGGCGTGCAGGGGGATTGACCGTGAGTAAGCGTGATGTATCGGCATTATGTTTTCTGATGGCGGCAGCCGTTGCGATCAGTGGGAATGATGGCTGGGGCTGGCTTATATTCGCAGGCATTATCATTTTATAGAGTCTTTCACTAAAAAATGACAGGGTGCCGGGCGTCCGGAAAGCACAAAATCAGTCAAAAACACACATTCAAAGAGAATAAACTTAATGCCCTGCATCTGCGGGGCTTTTTTACATGTGAATTTCACCGCGCATAGCGGAGGAGACTGGATTGTGGAAGCATTAAAGCTTTTTGAACAAAGCCCTGTTCTCAGACGAATGTTTTACGCTGTTGTGGTGGTTGGATTACTTTGGGGAATAGCTGAAGTATTGCCGGGCGTCGCACAACTTATCGGGGTGCTGAATGGATAACAACAGCGAAATGGATAAAACAACAGAACGCCTTATTCTGCTGTGTGCATTAATGGTTGCATTTTCGGCTGACCTTGCGGCGGTTGCTTATTTTATTCAGGCTATCCGCTGGTGGTGATATGAACTACTTTACGGTTGGCTTAATTGCCGCCCTTGGTGTTGCTGGCTGGACCGCTGACCATTATTACCGGAAAGCAGTCAGCTGGCGCGACGATTACCGCGCCACATACCGTGTAACCCGTCAGCAGGCCGCGACGATTATGGATATGGAACAGCGTCACACGGCGCTGGCGAAACTGGATAAAACACACACGGAGGCGCTGAATGCTGCCGAATCTGAAAATGATGTTCTTCGTCACCAGCTTGCCACTGGTGCTCGCCGGATGTACGTCAGGGGCAAATGTCCCGTGTCCGGTAAAGATAAAATCGCAACCACCGGCGGCGTGGGCAATGGAGCCACCGTCGAACTCTCTGCTGATGCTGGACAAAACGTTCTTGATATCAGGGCCGGAATTATCAGTGACCAGGAAAAGCTGAGATATTTGCAGGCGTACGTCAGGACACAGTGCAGATAAAAAAATCCCCACAGGAGGGAAGGGAGCTTACCTGCGGGGGAAGAGAGTTCCTGTAATGCGTAAGACGGATGATTTATCCGCGGATATTTGTGTACTACAGCTCTACACCTCAATCGTACTGAGTGCTGGCAGTCTTTGTATATGCCAGAAATGTAACCAGACGCTAAAAACTGGTACACCTCATGAAAATAACCCACTGGCTGAAAAACCTTATTCATACGGAACAAATCAAAGCGCCGGATAATTTGCAGAAATGTCCCGGTACGCACTGTAAATAAAAAAAGCCTGTCGATGTTGTTCGGGCTTGCGTGATTTCATCGACAGGCAAATAACGATTTGACAGTACTTCTTGTTGTGCTGCGTACAGTGACACCTGAAATCAGGTGTTGTCAATTAATGTTGGTCATGCGACCAGGGGAAGATGTAATGAAAGAATGTAAAAACGGCTGTGCAATTTTTCCGGCGGAAAAGGCGTTTAAATTTTCGCTGGGTCAACTGGTAAATCTGCGCATCAGTGATGAATGGGGTGAGGTGCAGGCCCGGGCTCAGTACCTTAATGGCGAGGATCAGTATCTGGTTTATTATCAGGCTGCCGATAAATGCGCAACTGAGCGCTGGTATTCAGAATCACAACTGATGGCGGTCGAAGATGAGTGTCATCCGGGATGTCCGGTGTTTGCTGGTGTGGAATTGCCGGAAGGGGCGGTCGTTACTGAGTAACAGGCATTACAGCAGCCCTTCAGTGAGGGGCTGCGATAATGGTTAATCACAGGGAACATAATCATGGCAAAACCTGACATCCAATCCAGAATTGCTGAGCTTAAAGCGCAACGCAATGATCTGATTGGCATAAATGCGACATACATCCTGAATCGTCTCGTTAAGACAGACCAGACGGACGTACTCGACATCCTCAAAGATAACATGAGTCTCAGGCCGTGAGTGCTAAAAGGCGTCTGTACTTCGTTGACCATATGATTAAGCAGGGGGCGCTGGTGGCTGACAAGATTGAAGTTAAGTTAGATTTTGACGCTCAGGATGTTCAGCGCCAGCTCATGCGTCTGGAAGAACGTGAAATACCGTTTGCGATGGCACTTACGGCAACCAGAACGGCTAAGGCGGCGCAGTTGGCGCTAAAGGATGAAATCAGCCGTGTGTTCGACAACCCGACACCGTGGATTTTGAACTCAACGTATATTCTGGCCGCTAAAAAAAGCGATCCCAAAGCTGTTGTTTATGCTCGTGAGTGGGGCGGTACACCTGCGCCAACTACGTTAACGCCGCAGATTGAGGGGGGAGAGCGCCAGTATAAGCGCTCTGAAGGTGCATTGAGGGCTGGTGGTTATCTGCCGAACGGCTGGCAGGTTGCCCCTGGTCCCGGTGCAAAGCGGGACAAATACGGGAATATTAACCGGGGGCAACTGCAGCAAGTGCTGTCCAGTCTGCGTGTACAGCGCGATGTGCATCAGAACCGCCGTCAGGGCAAGCCTACGGAGTTCTTTGTTATTCGTCCTGGTACGAGTAACCCATTACAGCCTGGCGTGTGGCTGCGTGTGGGGCGTCGACCGTCGTTGATCTTAACGTTCATACAGAAGCCCAACTATTCGCAGCGGCTTGACTGGCACGGCGTTGCGCTTCGTGCTGGTGAGTCTGTTTTCCCTGATGAGGTTGCAAAGGCTATTGATGACATACTTGCTAAGACGTTCTCTCGCTAGCTCTCATGCTATTGCTGCATACGGTCGAGGCCTTGTGGTGCGCGGTCTTACCTGGTGGCTACGGGCTTGCCGCTGCATGCGGTTTCATGCCCCCGGCCCCCTTTGGGTCCTTCTGGCGAAAAGCGTTGAATGCGGGTCATTCGAACCCCGAGAATCGACTAGCTGAACGCCGGAAAAGTTAGGTTAAAAGTGATCGGTAAAAAGAATTGAATTATCTGATTGATTTATAGAAGGAAAATAGTGTTTTTAGCTGGTTTGCTAGTGGTAAAAAGAAGATGGTTATTTATCTTAAATATCAGCGAGTTACATCTGTTTTTTTAACCTTAAAAACAAAAGACTAAACAAAGTTCTTTATTTTCAGTTAGTTATCTCTATTTCTTTTACTCATTGCATCGATTTAGATCCTTTTTATCCATTAAAACGCAATAAAATCAGTCGATTATGTTGTTTTCTTTTACCCTCCGCGGGTAAAAAGATCCTTTAATTTCCTTCTTGTTTTCATTGGGTTACTCGGTTTTCTTTTACCGACTGACAATCATGGTGAAAAAATAATGCTAAAAATCGAATATTTGCCGCGTGGCAAACTGCTTCGTTACGCTAAAAATTCACGAACTCACTCTGATGAGCAGGTGGATCAAATCGTCAACAGCATCCGGGAGTTTGGATTTACGAACCCGGTGCTGATCGATGAGGGCAATGAAATTATTGCGGGGCATGGTCGTCTGACAGCTGCTGAAATTCTGGATATAGAGAAGATACCTGTCATCAGGCTGACGAATCTTACGCCAAAGCAGAAAAAAGCCTATCGCATTGCTGATAACAAGCTGGCATTAAATGCCGGATGGGATATGCAGCTGCTAGCTGAAGAAGTCAGTGAGCTGATGGATAGCGATTTTGATATCGAGTTACTCGGTTTTAACGATTCTGAGATTGACGACATGTTAAATGTTGAGCCTACCCCATCTGAGGAAGATGATGCGCCTCCGATCGTTCAGATTAAGTACCTCACCATTGATAAAGACCGTATCCCGGCAACTGATACAGAAATTGCACTGTTATTGGATGTATACCGCCAGTACCACGATGCGCATGAAACCCATGAAGGATTTGTGAAATACCTCGCTGATCGGTGCCAGTAATGGCCATCGTCAGTAAGTCAGAATTTGCGAGGCGAAAAGGCATCTCTCCGGCGATGGTCACAAAGTTGTGTGCGTCTGGCCGGATACCTGTACTGAAAAGCGGAAAGCTGGATTTTGATAAAGCTGACGCTGCGTATGAAGAAACTAGGCAGGTAGGCCGGGAGGTATCAGCTACAAACGGTAAGAGGGGCCGTAGCTCATCTGAGCAGCCAGAATTACCGCCTGATGATGCAGGTCTGGCTAATGGCCATTCAGGTGTAGCAGCACAATACAACAAGGCTAAAACAGCTGAGAAAGTCTACCAGGCAAAACTCAAGAAACTTGAGTATGAAGAAAAAGAAGGCTCGCTGATCTCAAAAGATACCGTTTCAGATGACGCTTTTTTGGCAGCGAGTGAGCTTCGTTCTCGCTTGTTTAGTATTGGCCCTCGTGCAGCCCCACGTTGTGAGGGTAAATCAGCGCGGGAAATTGAACGCATCATTGAGGATGAAATCAATTTTGCGCTTCAGTCGCTTCAGGAATCCCGATTTATTAAGCAGGAAGAATAAACCGCATGGGCGAAACAGTATGGAGCACCGCGTTTTTCCGTGCGCTTCGCCCAAAATCACGGCTAACAGTTTCCGAGTGGGCCGATAAATATCGTCATGTGGCACCGGGAACGTCACCGGAGCCGGGGCCGTGGCGCACAAGTCGCGTACCATATCTGCGTGAACCGATGGATGTTATCGGTGATGCTGATACCGAAACGGTAATCATGCAATGTAGTTCGCAGATTGGTAAGTCAGAGATGCAGCTCAACGTGATGGGGTATTTTGCCGATCAGGAACCCTCACCACAGCTGATGATTTACCCGACAGTTGAAGCAGCTGAAGCCTTTTCGAAAGAGCGTATCGATCCCACCTTTAAGTATTCTCCTGGACTAAAGAATAAGCTCAGAGAAGGGAAAGAAGGTCGTGGCGCGGCTAAAAAATCCAGCACTACGATCCGTATGAAACACTATGCGGGTGGTTATGTGGCGCTGGTTGGCGCCAACTCGCCAGCTGGTCTTGCTTCTCGTCCAATTCGAATTCTGTTAGCTGATGAAATAGACCGTTACGGTGTCACACAAGAGGGCGATCCTCTCAAACTTGGTATTCAGCGAACAACTAACTTCCATAACCGTAAAAAAGTATTCGTTTCCACACCAGTTTTAGAGGAAACGAGCAACATTCATAAGTGGTTTAAGCTCTCCGATCAGCGTTATTACCATGTTCCTTGTCCGTGTTGTGGCGCCCTGCAGGTGCTGAAATGGTCACAGGTTAAATGGGATAAAAATGACTTGGGTGACGCTTTGCTAGAAACCGCTCGTTATGAATGTCGTGAATGCCATGGCGTTATTCGCGGTCCTGGCAAACCTGATGTTGATTGGTTGGCCAAAGGTATCTGGATTGCAGAACACCCTGAAATTAAGGGGATCGTCGGCTTTCATATCAGCAGCCTTTACTCTCCGTGGGTCGCTTTATCAGATCTCGTATCAGAGTTCGTTGAGGCAACTAAAAACCGCGATAAAAAAGGGTTAATGGAGTTCATTAACCTTAAGCTAGGTGAACCTTGGAAAGAGGATGCCAAAGAAGAGATTGATCATGAATATCTTCTGCAGCGTCGTGTTCGGTATGAGGAATTTTTACCTGACGGCGTATTACTTCTTACCGCGGGTGTTGATGTGCAGGATAGCTATCTGGCCGCTGAAGTTGTGGGATGGGGGAAAGGCAAAGAATCCTGGGGGATTGAATACAAAATATTCATGGGTGACCCTGCTCAATCTGCTGTTTGGCAGCAACTGGATGAGTTTCTTCTCCGGTCGTGGCAATTCCGTGACGGCCAGCGCCTGTCGATAGCTGCTGCATGTGTTGACTCCGGCGGTCACTTCACAACAGAAACTTACCGGTTCACAAAACCTCGCGAATCTCGTCGAATTTACTCAATTAAGGGGCGTGGCGGTGTGGGGCTGCCATTCATCGGTAAACCGAACAATAACAACCGCATTGGTGCAATGCTGTTCAGCCTTGGCGTCGATGATGGGAAAGGCACTATTATCGCTCGCGTCAAACTTCACGACCCTGGCCCCGGTTATATGCACTTCCCGGTCGATTCAGGGCGTGGGTATGACACCGAATACTTCAAAGGTTTGCTCTCAGAGAAGAAGGTCTTTGAATACAAAAATGGCCAGACAAAAGAGAAGTGGGAAAAGATTTACAACCGAAATGAGCCACTCGACTGCCGTAACTATGCGTCTGCGGCGATGGAAATACTAAACCCCAACTTTGATTGGCTTGCCGAGCAGGAACAACGAGGAAACGTTTATGTTCAACAGCAACAGCAAAGCGCACAAAGAAAACGGCGACGAGTCAGAAGTCGCGGAGTTACCGCATAGGAGTAATATCAATGAGTTATGAGGCCATTTCGCTAACTGAAGCTCAAGAAATGCTGTCGGTCTGGAAAGAGGCATACCGGGCTATCGCAATCGGTGGACAGTCCTATAAGTTGGGAACAAGGCAGTTAAACAGAGCCGATCTCTCAGAAGTGAGAGAGCAGCTTGATTTCTGGCGTAATGAGGTCGAGCGGATGACTGCCGGCACTCGTCGTGGACCGCGTGTTAAACGCGTTGTAGTGAGAGATTTATGAACATTCTGGATAAGGTCATTGCGCCTTTCTCGCCACAACGTGCTCTTAGCCGAGCTGTGGCGAGGAAAAAGCTGGAGGCGATAAATAACCTCGGTTATGACCGCCACGGCGCCAGCACTCATAAAAAATCGCTGCGTGGATGGTTCAGCCGAGCAGGTTCACCGGACGATGACATTACAAAAAACCAAGGGAAACTGCGTGAACGATCGCGCGATCTCTTTATGGGAAACCCCCTCGCAACGGGCGCCATTAAAACGATTCGTACCAATGTTGTTGGCTCAGGGTTAAAGCTAAATGCCAACATCGATGCCGAATTTCTTGGGCTAACGCCAGCTGAGGCGAGAGCTTGGGAAAAACATACTGAACGAGAGTTCCGTTTATGGGCTGATTCAGTGAATTGCGATGCTTCCCGGATGTGTACATTTGGGCAGTTACAATCTTTGGTCCAGATGGCCGCGCTTTCGTCGGGGGATGTGTTTGCCACCCTACCGGTTATTAAGCGAAAAGGGGCTATCTACGATTTATGTGTCTATCTCATTGAGGGTGATCGGGTATGTAACCCGGATAATGTATTTATCCCGGATATGTACGGCGGTATTGAGTTAGGAGAGTACAGCGATCCGGTTGCGTACTGGATTGCAAAACACCATCCCGCCAGTACATCCGGTTTTACACAACGAAAATGGGAACGCATACCTGCTTACGGTAAGAATACCGGGCGGCGTAATGTGCTGCATGTTATGCAGGATTGGGAGCGTCCAGGTCAACGCCGCGGCGTACCCGTTCTTGCGCCGGTAATTGAAGCGCTAAAGCAACTCGGTCGCTATACCGACGCTGAACTGGTGGCCGCTGTGGTTTCTGGTCTGTTTACCGTGTTCGTCAAAACAGAAGCGCCAGAAGGGCCTATAGGTGAGGGTGGCATACCTACATACGAGCAAATCGATAACTATGATGAAAATACCGTTGAAATGGGTTCGGGTTCCGTTGTCAGCCTCGCTGACGGGGAGTCTGTGGAGACTGCTAATCCTGGGCGCCCGAATACTGCATTCGATGGTTTTGTTGTCGCAATTTGCCGTCAGATCGGCGCAGCGCTTGAGCTGCCTTATGAACTACTGGTTAAGCATTTTACTGCGAGTTACAGCGCGAGCCGCGCCGCGCTGCTTGAAGCCTGGAAAATGTTCCGTATGAGGCGCGAGTGGATGGTGCTGTCTTTCTGTCAGCCTGTCTACGAAGAATGGTTATCTGAAGCAGTGGCAAAAGGCCGGGTTATCGCACCCGGCTTTTTTCATGGCCCGGAATACAGAGCGGCCTGGTGTGGTGCTCAGTGGTATGGCCCATCGCAAGGGCAGTTGGACCCACTGAAAGAGGCGAAGGCGGCGAAACTCCGGGTGGATGAAACATTTTCAACGCGTGAAAAAGAGACAGCTGAAATGTCGGGTCTGAATTGGGAAGAAACAGCACAGATACGTGGCCGGGAGGAAGATACCCGGCGTGAACTGAAGATTTCCAGTGTCCAGGAAACGGCAGAACAAACAGAGGTAGAGGATCAGAATGTCTAACTGGTGGAATATCAAAAACTCAGCGGGGGAAGATGATACCCCGGCTGAAATGCAACTCTACGGCTATATCGGGGAATGGGATGATATTTCTTCAGCTGAAGTAGTTAAGGAACTGAAGGAAATCAAGGCTAAAACCATTGTTGTCCGTATCAACAGCTATGGCGGCTCAGTTTTTACCGCACAAGCGATACTATCTTCCCTGAAGCGTCACCCGGCTAATGTCAAAGTCTATATCGATGGTATAGCCGCGTCGGCCGCAACCATCATTGCTATGGCAGGGGATAAAATCATCATACCGGCTAACGCAATGATGATGATCCATAACCCGTGGACGTTTGCCGCTGGTGACTCAGAAGAGCTTCGTAGCATCGCTGAAATGATGGATAAAGTCAGAGATAGCATTCTGGCTGCTTATCGTGAAAAAACGGGGCTTTCTGACGAAAAACTTATTGAGCTTATGGACGCTGAAACTTGGCTCAGTGCCGATGAAGCGGTTGAGCTGGGCTTTGCCGATGAAGTGGAAAAGCCTATGCGCATGGCCGCATCCCTTAAAGATGGTGTTTTTTGCCTGAACGGGATGAATTTTGAAGCGTCACGCTTTGCCAGCCTACCAGAATCACTCGCCACGCTAACCACACCAGAAAATAAACAACCTGCGGCGCCAGCTGCGACTAACGAGGAGGAGATCGTGGATCTCGACACACTGAAAAACAAACATCCTGATTTATATGACCAGGTATTCAATGAAGGTAGAGATGACGGCGTGAAGGCCGAACGTGACCGAATTAAGCAAATTGAAGATTCGGTTATTCCTGGGCATGACGAATTGGTCAACAAAGCCAAATTCGAAACAGGGGTATCAGCTGAAACATTAGCTTTTGAAATTATGAACGCGGAGCGCGGCCGTAATGCAGCGTATCTGAAGAACAGAGCTGAGGATGCCGACCCGCTGAAAAATGCCGTTGATAACCAGGCACCACAGAACAAGGGTGAGCAAGAGGTTGCAGCAGTGAAAAACAGCATTGGTTCAGCGTTTCAAAATCGTAACAAGCGTTAAGGGGTAAGACATGCAGGAAAATTTTACTTATGAACCAGATAATCTGGTTATATCAGGCGCCATGCCAGCTGTACCAATCAATATCAATGTGGCCAGCGGTGTTATTGAACGTGGCGCGTTGCTTTCCTTCGTCAGTATTGATCCCGCAACCAACGTAGTTACGGTGGCACCGATTGACCTGACCAGTGCGAATGCGGAAGAAAAATTGCCGTTCTGTATTGCACAGCATCGTATCGATGCTTCTAAAAAAGCATGTCGTGGAACTGCGTGGGCGACCGGAGCATTTAATAGTCGCAAAGTGATCCTGCCAGCTGGTGTAAAGGTTGCTGATGTATACCTGGCCTGCCGTAAGGTCGGTTTGTTCCTCAACAACGCCATGTCTAACCCGACCGCATAAGAGAGATTTATATGCCTGATATTGATATTTTTGAACGCCGTACGATGCTTGAGCCGGTCATTCAGAACTTTGAACCGCGCCGCTTCCTGCTGACTACTTTTTTCCCGGGTGTTGACACTTTTAACACCGCCAAAGTCGATTTGGACTTTGTGCGCGGTGGTCGCACGATGGCGCCATTTGTTGGTAAAGGCTATGGTTCAAAAACAGTCGAGCGTCGTGGTTTCAACACCAAGACTCTTGAACCGCCATTAGTTGCACCTGATCTTGTGACCACTGCTGAACTCCTCCTGAATCGTCTGCCAGGCGAAAATATTTATAACAGCAAAACGCCGGAACAGCGTGCAGCTGAGCAATTGGGTAAAGATCTTGTTGAGTTGGATGAAATGGTCAACCGACGAGAGGAATGGATGTGCTCTCAAGTGCTATTTACTGGCCAGGTCGACATTCACGGCGACGGTATTGATGACACTGTGTATTTTTGGCCAGAAGATGATGCAGAAAAGCCGTACCTTGAGTTGACAGGTTCTGATTTGTGGACTGAAAGCACGTCTGATCCACTGGAAAACGTGCGAAACTGGAAGCGTCGTGTGTCTTTGACATCTGGTTTCTCTCCTCGCGTTTGTGTTATGGGGGCCAAAGTTGTTGATGCGTTTCTTAAAAACGAAGCGATCAGCAAATATCTTGATAACCGACGTAAAGAAATGGGCAGTATTGAGCCAAAGGAACTGCCGGAAGGCGTGACCTTCTACGGAAAACTGGAATCGGTTGATTTTTACGGCTATGACGAGCTGGTTTATAACGATGTGACCGGGAAGCAGGAACCACTGGTACCTGAAGATAAAATTCTTCTGGGGTCCACTGGCCGTGGAAAGATGTTGTACGGTGCAGTTACGTTGGTTGATGAAACAGATAAAACCTTCACGGTTGTCGAGTCTCCACGCGTTCCTGATACGTGGGTAAGCCGTAAGCCTGAAGGACGTTTTGTCTCGATGAAGTCCGCGCCGTTGCCTAACCCAGGTGTCGCTGATGCGTATCTAGTTGCTAAGGTAGTGTAAATGGCCCGTTTAGTTAAAAACATCGATACCCGTCAATACGGCTCGCTTAAAGCGGGCCGTTTGCTTGATGGGGTTTTGCCAGAATCAAAAATTGCTGAGCTAATCGCTTCTGGTCACGCTAAAGCGACTGACGGCGATGAATCCCTCACTGATACCGGAAAAAACGCTGAGAACGTTGAAATGGCATTTAAGCAGGGTTATCGGCATGGTTATGCTGCTGCGGTTAATGATGCTGTTAATGAGGAACTAATCAGCGCGGAAGAGGCTAGCACTTGTATTTTCAATGTTAGCGATATCGATACAGATATCGCTAATACGGATATCAATACAGGTGTTTCTGGTGGAGATAACGCCAATTCATCCGATGGTGTTGCAAAGGAAGGTACAAAGCCAGAAAAGGCCTCGACTAAGGCTCCAGCGAAGGAAAAAAATCAAAGGCATAACACTCGATGAACTCTTTTAAAGAGATAATAGCGCAGGATATTTCTGCGGTATTTATGAATGAGAAAGAGTTTGCTGACATCTACAATATTGACGGCAAGGATGTCCTTGCCGCTCTGGATACTGACCTCGTTCACGAACGTAACAAGCGCTCATATGCTGAGTTTGCTGAGGGTGTAAATCAGGGGCAAATAACGCTATTTGTTTCGCGTGATAATTTTGCTCACGTTCCTGTTAAGGACCAGTTAATGGTTATTAACGGTCGTAGCTATGTTGTGAATGAGGCCGCAGATAATGCGGGGATGTTAGAAATAACTCTGACTATCAATACGAACAGAGGTATGCCGATTTGAGCAATCTGTTGATTGATGCAATAAAAAGTCGGTTAGAGAAAGAAATTTGCCCTAACCTGTTGATACAGGGGCCTCCAGAGGATGAGAGGGATACTGACGTTAAGTTGTATGTTCCCACTATCTTCAAAGGTTTTTTACCACCAAAATCAGCCCCAGACCCAAATAAACTACCAGAATTTCCCCACATTATTATCCGACCCACAGAAGGGGGAATGCAGCCTGACATGGATACTGTTCGGGTGAAATTCCTGCTGGGTGGTTTTTGTGAAGATCCAACCGGATATGAATGGTTAATGATTGTTCTTGGCCGAATGGCTAAGGATTTTCAGGAAAAACCTGTTTTGGATATGCAGTATGAATTTCAGAACGATATCCACTGGAAGTTGTTCGATGATCAGCCATATCCTTTTTGGGTAATGGAGGCGATTGGTTCCTGGTCAGTAATTAAACCTCAAAATACTCAATTTCAGGACGATCTCTAATGACTACTGAGAAAAAAAACGCGAAAGCGGCGGGCGCGGCTACGCCAAAAAAAGAAAATATCCCGACATTAATTTATATCGGGCCAACAATTCCTCAAATTTCATTGCTGAAGCACAGAATATATCGGAATGGTTTGTCGGTGGAGTGTGAAAAGCTGATAAGCGTTATTCCAGGTGCTAAACAACTCTTTGTTACTACTGCTGATTTTGCTGATGCAGAAAAGCGGCTTAGCGATAAAACCAGTGTTGAAGCTGTGATGTATTCGCGTGTTTTTGCAGCGATGAAGGAGATTAATTAATGGGCTACCGTCACGGTATTTATACATCTGAAATACCTACTTCAATTACACCTCCAGTAAACGTTAGTGCGGGGTTAATTGTTGCGTTTGGTACTTCTCCAGTAAACCAGCTTGATAATCCATCATCTGCGGTTAATAAACCGGTTATTGCATACACCTATGCCGAAGCCGTTTCAAAGATAGGTTTCAGCACTAACTTTGAAAAATATACTTTGAGCGAAGTGATTAAGGTCGCTTTTGGTATCTATGGCGTGGCTCCGGTTGTGTTTATCAATGTACTGGACCCGACAAAACACAAAGCAGACGTTGTCGATGAAGCCGTCAAACTTTCAGGCGGTAAGGCAACGCTGGCTAAGGATGGGGTTCTCTACGACTCTGTTGTTGTAAAAAGTGCTGCGCCCGATGCGGCCGTTCTTGTTGTTGATACCGACTATATTCTTGCTCTTGATGACGATGGGTATACGGTCATTACCGCAATCACTGGTGGGGCTATCAAGGATAAAGATGCAGCGCTAACCGTAAGTTATACACACCTTTATCCTGATGCAGTGACCAAAGATGACATTATCGGCGGTGTTGATCTTAACACTAAGTTAAGTACCGGCCTTGAGCTGCTTGCTGACGTTTACCCGCGCTTTAAACTGGTTCCCGGCCAGGTGATTGCGCCTGGATTTAGTACGGACAGTGAAGTTGGCCAGTTAATGGCGACTAAATCCGCGATGATAAGCGAGCTGTTTAAAGCTGAAGCGTTAACTGACGCCCCAACCGATACGGCGATAATCAGTGATTACTCAGCGGTACCGGAATGGAAGCAGAACAATAACCAGCTCGCCGCGAACCAGACTGTATGTTGGCCGATGGTGAAGCTGGGAGACACCATTTATTACCACTCCACTCATCTGGCAGCTGCAACATGTCTGATGGACAGTAAAAACGGTGATGTTCCTTCACGTTCTCCGTCGAATATCACATTGCAAATGGATGGTGCTGTTCGTAAAGATGGCTCAGAGGTTTGGTTGAATAACAGTCAGGCCAACTATCTGAACGGTCAGGGGATCGTAACCAGCCTTAATTTTGATGGCTGGAAATCCTGGGGAAACCGCACCGCAATTTATCCAAAAAATACAGACCCGAAAGACGCGTTTCGTGTCGGGCGCCGAATGTTTAACTGGACAGAGAATACGCTAATTTTGACACACTGGTCAAAAATAGATGACCCTGCTAACCGACGGCTTATTGAGTCAGTCGTTACCAGCGCTAATATCTGGTTTAACGGTCTTACCGGGAATCAGGACATTGCTGGCGGTAAGGTCGAATTTAATCAGGCTGAAAATCCGACGACGGCGTTGATGGATGGGATCGTTAAATTCCATGTGAAATTTACTCCATACTCTCCGGCGCGAGATATAGAGTTTATTATGGAATATAACCCCGACTATTTATTGAATCTGTTTGGCTCAGCTAATTAACAGGGGGTTGTTTTGAGTAATCAAATTCCAGAACGTTTAATTAACTTCACCGTTTATGGTGAAGGTAGCCGTATTATTGGCATAGCTGATGCTAAATTACCATCCATTGAAATGATGACAGAAACAGTTTCAGGTGCCGGAATTGCAGGTGAAATTGAAACCGGGACGCTCGGACACTTCAAATCAATGAGTGTTTCGCTGAAATGGCGAACATTAACAGCTGATGGTACAAACCTGTTTCTTTCTTCATCGCATCAGGTGGATTTCAGGGGGAGTCAGCAGGTCTACGATGCGGGAACCGGTAAATATAAAACCGTACCAATCCGCGCTTCAATGAAGCTGAATCCTAAGAAATTAGATCTTGGTTCGTTACAGGTATCAAAAGCGACTGATACTGAAAATGAATTTGAGGTTCTGTATCTCAAATTATTTATTAACGGAAAGGAAGTTCTTGAAATAGATAAGTTGAACTATATCTGCATCTTTAATGGCGAAGATATCCTTCAGACTGTTCGTGATGATTTAGGGCTCTAAGGGGATAAGATGGAAATTATTGAATTAAGTAAAGAGTATCGTTTTGAAGATTATGAACCAACGTCAAAAATAGTTCTTAACCTGGACGAGTTGAAGGGGGCGGATATTTTAGAAGTGACTGACGTATTACAGGCTCAGGGGCATGTTTCTGCTTCAGCTGCATTAGATAATAAAGTCCAGGCTGCGTTAGCTGCTCGCTGTCTGGATCGTCCGGTTGAGTATATTAACGGCTTGCCAGCGCGTGACTTCGTGAAAATCTGCCAGAGGGTACAAAGTTTTTTGCTGGCGTAGGGTTCGATCCACGCACCCCAATGGATAAGCAAGTCATGAGGGCCGCTCGTTCCCTCTCTCAATCAGAACAATTCACACCGATTTCATACTGGCTCTCGCTTCGGCTGAGTCGCCTTATCGCCTGGATTGAGCTGTTTAATGAGGATAATAAATAATGGCCAGTAATAAGAACTTTCAGCTGGCTTTTGAAATAGGCGGCAAAGTTGCCGCCTCTCTCCCAAAGAGTTTTAACGTTGCTCATCAGGCAGTGGCGAAACTTAACTCTGAGTTAACCGATCTCAGAAAAGACCAGGGCGAGGTTCAAAAGCTTCAGGCGATGAAAGCCAGGGTTGGGCAGACGGCGCTTGAATACCATAAAGCGGCCGCTCGCGTGGAAGAGCTGCAGCGGCAGATAAGTAATACCGAGAACCCAACCCGGGCGATGATTCGGGAGTTTGAAAGGGCAAAAACTCAGTCATCAAATTTACGCACATCGTTACGTTCACAGCGTGACGAACTCGCTTCGCTGAAAAACGCCTACGGTGGGGCTGATACATCAGCTAAGGGGCTGACAGCTCGTGAAAAAGAGCTGAAACTCAGCATTGATCGCAATCGTGAAGCTCAGTCTCGCAGCGTAGAGCAGGTAATCCGCTATAAAACAGCACTGGCTCAGGCCAGGACTACTATTCTGGATGCAAAACGGGCTCAGGATGAACTCAACCGTTCGCTGGAGAAACGCCGCGAGCTGAAAATGGAACAGCTCGGAGAAGCCAAAGGCCAGTTAGTCAGATCCGGTGTACAGACTACAGCTGTAGCTGCCGGGGTATTTGCTGCGGCCAATAACACGGCTAATTTTAACCGTGAGAACAAAATGATCGGCCTGACAGCCGATATGAAGCCAGCTGAGGTTCAGGCTATGGGCCAGGCGATGCTTGTCACCGGGGCTGCGACAAACCAGTTTGCGTCTGATATTCAGGCGGCTCAGGGCTTCCTGGTTGCAGCTGGTCAGGATTACAAAGAAGCTCAGGCTAACCTTCTGACAATAGGGCGTACTGCGACTGCAACCGGCTCAGACATACTCGATGTTTCCAAAGCATCCTTTACACTCAGCGAGGCTCTTAAAATCGATCCCTCTCAAATGAAAACAGCTATGGGGATTCTGGTTCAGGCGGGTAAAGAGGGGAACTTCGAATTTAAGGATATGGCCAAAAATCTTCCTGTTCTTGGCGCCCAGTTCCAGGCCTTGAAAATGGGAGGGAATGAGGCTGCAGCAACAATGGGGGCTGCACTACAGATAGCCCGTAAGGGGGCCTCAACCTCTGATGAAGCCGCCAACAACATGAATAACTTTATGGCGAAAATCCTTTCGCCTGAAACGCTGAAGAAGGCTCAAAAGAACTTTGGCGTTGATATGTACAAAATCGTTACTTCCGCACAAAAGAAAGGGCAGAACCCGTTTGAAGCGGCAATGAAGTCTGTCATCAAAATGACCAAAAATGGCGATCAGAAATTACTGGGTGAGCTTTTTGGTGATATGCAGGTGCAGAACTTTGTCCGGCCAATGATCCAGAACTGGGAAGAATACCGACGGATTAAGGAAACCTCTCTTGGTGCTGGTGGTGCTGTTGTTGATCGCGATTTTGCGAATATCACCAAAGATAATGCGGAGCGTTTAAAGCAGCTCCGCATTCAGGCCAGTAATGCCGCACTGAGTTTTGGCCAGGCTCTACAACCAGCATTAAACGCGGCGCTTGGTGTCCTGGTGCCATTGCTTACTAAAGTCAGTGAGTTTGTCGCAAATAACCCCAATCTGGTATCGCAGATTGTATTGACGGCCGGGGCGTTACTGACAATGAGAACCGCGGTTATTGCCTGTCGTGTGGCGATGCTGGCGCTGTCTGTAGCAACAAAAATGACTCCTTTTGGCTGGATACAGCTGGCTATATCAGCTCTCGTTGCGGCCGGGGTTTTGCTCTATCAGAACTGGGACAAGATCAAGGCCTGTGCGGTAAAGGTGTGGCCAACAATCAGGGAATATGGCGTTAAGGCTCTTGAAGGACTGAAATTTGTATTCATGAATTTTACGCCTGTTGGCTGGCTGGTACAGGCCTTCAAAGCGGGGGCTGACATACTTAACACCATCAACTGGAGCGACTCCGGGGCTAAAATTATTGAAACCCTGATCACCGGTATTAAATCGAAAGCCAGTGCTCTGGTTGATGAGGTGAAGGGTGTTTTTGCGACCGTTCGTGAGTACCTGCCATTTTCTGACGCAAAGCGCGGGCCATTCTCTCAACTGACTAAATCCGGTGGCGCAATAATGGCCACGCTGGCCTCTGGAGTTAGCGGGAGTAACAGCCTCCAGACTGCAATTTCAGGTAAGTTCGGGCAGACCCGCTTTTCTCCTCATGGAATATCAGTTGCAGGAGGCCTGTCATCTCGCTCGGGAGCCTCCGGGGGCGCCGTCATACCGCCTGGTGGGATTACATACGCACCAGTGATTAATCTTCTCCCTGGTTCACCAAAGGAAACAGAAGCGGCTGTACAGAGGGCGCTGGACGCGGGTTACTCAGATTTTGAGAAGAAAATGAGCGCCCACCTTTTTCAGAGTCGGAGGTTAAGCTTTGGATAATTACAGGACCATACAGGGCGATGCCTGGGACAGCATTGCCGCCAGACTATATGGAAATGAATATCTGTCTTATCTGCTTGTTGATGCCAACCCAAAGCACCGTTTAACGGTGCTTTTTTCTGCCGGAGTCATCCTGACTGTTCCTGATGCACCTGCAAAGCCGGCAACCGTGAATAACCTGCCACCGTGGAAGCGAAACAGTGTTACGTAAAACTCTTTTTGACGTGATTTACCAGAATATGGATATCACGGCTGACATGCAGCCTGACATTCTCTCAATATCGTATACCGATAATGAGGACGGCCAGGTTGATGACATCGCTATTACGCTGAAGAACGACGACGGGAAATGGTCTGGCGACTGGTCACCTGAAAAAGGGGACTTTATTCGTCTTGTCTTTAAGCCATTCCATCAGATAGCGCTGGAGTGTGGCAGTTTTCAGGTTGATGGTATCACATCGTCTGGCCCTCCTTCTGTTGTTGAGGTTAGCGCGGTATCTGTACCCGTAGCCGCTGGTGTACGCCGTGATTTGAAAAGCAACGCCTGGGAGAAAACTACGCTCAGGGATATCGCTACATCAATAGCGAAGCTGGCCAACCTTGAGCTGATGTTTCTTATCGATGAGGGCAGCAATCCATATTACGAACGTGAAGACCAGATGGAGGAAAGCGACTTAAAGTTTCTCCATCGTCTTTGTCAGGATGAAGGCGTGTCCTTAAAAGTTACGGATAGTCAGCTTGTGATATTTGCTCAGGAAATGTTTGAGGAAAAAGAGCCAATAGCAACCCTGACGCTGGGTGTTGATGAAATTATTCGTTATTCCTTCAGTGCTCAATCTTCTGATTTGTATAAGAGCTGCACCTGCAAATATCGGGTACCTAAAAAAAGAAAATCACTGGCGTATACCTGGGAAGATCCTTCTGTTGAAGATGGCGCCAACCTCAAAATCAGAAAACTGGTCGCTAACCTCGATGAAGCAAAGCGTAAAGCTAAAGCGGCGTTGAGACTAAAAAACAGATATCAGAATACTGGCTCTTTGGTGTTGCCTGGTGATACGCGACTTATTGCAGGTGTCACGCTCAATTTATCCGGGTTTGGTAAGTTTTCTGGTAAGTATCTGGTTTCAAAGGCGACTCATGCCATTAGTAGCGGTGGGTATACCACATCAATAGAGCTGCGTAGAGTAATTGAAGGATACTGAATGAGCGATTTAGATACGTTGGTTCGCCAGCTTATCCGGGTTGGTGTGGTGTCTGATATTGATGAAAAAGGAGTGACGGCCAGAGTCACTTTTGATGATCAGGATGATGTGACCTCAGCCAGTTTGCAGGTCATTGTGAAAAATACGGATGAGAATGCTGATTACTGGATGCCTGATGTTGGCGAGCAGGTTTTATGCCTGTTTCTTCCCGTTGGGCCACAGCAGGGTTTTATCCTTGGTAGTTTTTACGATGAAACGCATACCCCTCCCTCAAATACAGCCAATAAGCGCGTTATTAAATTCAGGAATGGAACCCGCATTGAGAATGACCGGGAATCAAATTTATTGCTGGTTGATGCTGTGGGTGACGTGACGGTTAAAGCAACGGGAACCGTCACGATTGATGCGCCAGAAACCATCATAACGGGGAATACCACTGTGAAAGGTCTGCTTACCTATCTTGGTGGCCTGAAAGGCAGTTCTAAAGGTGGAACAGCTGCGGATATTCAAGGAGAAATTAAAGTTACGAAAGGCGATGTTGTGGTGGACGGTATTGGCGTTAAGAAACACCACCATGATGCACAAGGGGAATATGCACCGACAACGGAGGCAAAAGCATGATCGTTGGCATGTATGGATCAATGCCGTTTGTGGCGTCTTCAATGGTGGTGAATACGTTCGCCAATTTTAAGCGTTCATCAAAGCGCCGCCTGGCACGTCATGAGGTTATCGGCCTCAAGCCGGTTCTGGAAGATATTGGACCGGATCTGGATGAGGTTAGCTTTACTATGCGCCTCGATACAACGCTTGGCGTAGTGCCACTGGCTGCGTTGTCATTACTGCGAGTTATGCATAGCGCACAGGAGGTTAACCCGGTTGTCATTGGTATCCAGTATTTCGGCAATTTTGTGATTTCTGACATTGATGAAGGTTGGACATATTTTGGCCCGACAGGGAACCCTCGGGTGATAAACGTGGGTATCAAACTACTGGAGTCGGGGCAGTCCTCGCTTACCGAAGCGCTTGTAGACATTGCGGGTAATATTGAATCTAAAACCAAAAGTGCATTAGGCAAACTGTTATGAGTAAAGATACATGGCCAGTATCAGCGTCTTCATATCGTATTAACTGGGCGCCACAAACTGTTGTTGAAGAAGTCCTACAGAATGTATCGACAATTCTGACTACTCAGATTGGTACAGTTCCCTATTCTCGAAAACTGGGGGTTACATCCGGGCTGGTGGATAGTCCGACACCAATTTTTATCGCTACGGCTACGCGAGAGGTTATTCAGAAAGTCAGTGAGTTTGAACCTCGCGCAATTATCCATTCAGTCAGTTTTGAGAAGGCAAGCGCTTCAGATGGTGTTATGCGGCCCAAATTGGTTATAGGAGTCAAAGGATGAATTTACCTCGCGGGGGATTACCCGATATTACCTTTGCTGACTCAGATCCGTCACAAATCATTACCCGGGCTATAAAAGGATTCGAGGCAATCACAGGTGAAACACTGGCGCCAGCAGATCCGCGGCGCCTTTTTATTCAGTCGCTGTGCTCAGTGATTGTTCAGCAGCGCAAGGCTATTGATTATTCAGCAAAGCAAAACCTGCTGTCATATGCTACAGAAAGTAGTCTCGATCATCTTGGTTATATGACAGATACCCCAAGGCTTGAGGCTCAGTCGGCCCTCACTACGTTTGAATTCAGGCTATCAACAGTATTGACGGGAGCTTATACCATCCCGGCAGGTACACAGATTACGACCGGGAATAATGTTATTTTTCAGACTGATGTTTTAACAGAAATCCCGCCAGGTTCACTGAGTGGGACAGTCTCAGGACATGCTCTGGTGCCTGGTGTTTCAGGTAATGGTTTTTTACCCGGCCAGATTAATGCACTGATAACGCCTCTTCCCTATGTGGCCAGCGTCAGTAATCTGACGGAGTCGAATTCTGGTGCTGATCAAGAGGATGATGATAACTATGCTGAGCGCATTCAGCTGTCACCGGAAAAACTTTCGACGGCAGGGCCCGAGGATTCCTATAAATACTGGACAAGAACCGCTAACCAGAACATCAAAGATGTGAATGTTTATACGCCTGCGGCCGGAACTGTTGAGATTCGTTGTCTGCTTAAGAACGGTGACATTCCATCTGATGAGCTTCTGGAGCAGATAGGTAATGTTCTTTCCGCCACTAATATCAGACCGTTTACTGATCATGTGATACCCAAAAAGCCAGACAAGGTTGATTATGATATTTCGATAAAATACTGGATAAGTACAGATGATAAAAGCAGGGCTACTTTAATTCAAAGTGAAGTCAATAAGGCACTTGAAGAATATAAGTTGTGGCAGCGTTCTGTTATGGGGCGAGATATTAACCCTGATGAAATAATATCGAGATTTAAAAATGCAGGGGCTAAACGCCTTGAAATAACCAGTCCGGTATTTACTGTAATTAGTGAAACTCAGGCGGCAAGAGAAAGAAATATAGAATGTACATATGAAGGGTTAGAAGATGGTTGATATCTCAGACATTAGTTTGCTGGATGTATTACCTCAGAATTTAGCTCAAAACCCTGATGTGATAGCCATGTCAAAAGCTATCGATGACGAACTACATGCAATTAATAAATTAATCCCTAAAACCACTATATATGGGCTAATTGATGGTCTTGAATCTGTGGTTCTCGACCATCTTGCATGGCAGTGGAACTCTGACACATGGCGGGATAACTGGCCTGTTTCTCTCAAACGCTCTGTTTTTAAATCCATTATCAGGACTAAGCGTATAAAAGGGACCAGAGCAGCCGTTGAAGACGTTGTCAGCAGTCTTGGCGGTGTCGTTGATATCAAGGAGTGGTTCGAACAGTCGCCTCGTGGAGAACCTTACACGGCTTCTATTGTTGCTTCAATTAACTCCTTTGATGGTGCTGTACCTTCGAAGGAGATGCTTGATGATGTAATAAGGAGCATAAAATACGCTAAGTCAGCCAGAACATTATATTCATTCTCACAGGCGGCTAATATTTCAGGCGGTATCGGTATTGCTGGTGGTCTTCAATCTGTATCGTATGTTCGGTTGACTGGAGAGGGTTAATAATTCACTTCTTTAATATTTATCTTTTCTATAGATATTTAGTGACGGAATAAAATGGATAAATTAATATTCACAATAACTGACGCTGGGCGTCAGGAAATCATTAACGCATCGAATACTGGTACGGAAAAGGTTGAAATAAAATCCGTAGGAATTGGTGATATGTATTATATTACCACACCAGACCAAACGGAAATTGGAGGGGAGATAAAACGTATAACAGGAATAGGTGGAACAGTTATATCTCCTGACACAATCCATGTGTCAGCGAAAGATGATTCTAAAGATGAATATGTTGTACATACAGTAGGATTGTATACTGATAAAGGTACATTATTTGCGGTTTACTCAAGGAAAGAACCGATAATAAATAAATCAGCATCAACAGTTATGTTGATATCCAGTGATATAACCTTTAAGTCAATTGATACTGCGAATATTACATTTGGGGATGTTGTATTTATTAACCCTCCGGCATCAGAAAGCGTTGTTGGGGTTTCCCGATTTGCGACCGCTGAAGAGGTTGAGGAGGGGCTGGCCCCTGCTATTGCTGTCTCGGCGAAGCGCCTGAAAGGTGAGCTGGATAAGAAAGCAAATTTAGATAGTCCAAACCTTACAGGAACGCCTACAGCGCCAACGACCGCTGAATCTGATAATTCACAAAAGATAGCGACTACCGCGTTTATAAAACAGGTTCTGCTTGCTTACGCTAAGCTTGCCAGCCCTAATTTCACAGGGAAACCTACAGCTCCAACTGCTGATCAGAGTTCTAATGACACCCAACTTGCAACAACGGCATTTGTCAGATCGGCTATTGCAGCTCTTGTCGACTCATCTCCAGGGGCGCTGGATACTCTTAATGAGCTGGCTGCAGCGTTAGGTGATGATCCTAACTTTGCAGCCACAATGACTAATGCGCTTGCCGGAAAAATGGATAAGGCCGCCAATGGCGCGGATATCCCGAATAAGTCGATGTTTGTACAAAATATCGGAGCGCTTCCTGCATCAGGTACGGCTGTCGCAGCGAACAGACTGGTATCACGTGGTGCGCTTCCGGCACTGACTGGCACGACAAGAGGCGGCGATAACGGCCTCATCATGGGCGAGGTTTACAACAACGGCTATCCAACGGAATACGGGAATGTTTTGCGTCTGACCGGAACCGGTGATGGGGAAATCCTCATTGGCTGGAGCGGGACAAATGGTGCGCCAGCGCCCGCATATATTCGCAGCCATCGGGATACCGCCGATGCTGAGTGGTCCGAATGGGCAATGCTGTACACCACGTTAAACCCACCTCCGGATTCGCATCCAGTAGGGGCGGCGATTGCATGGCCATCTGATGCTACTCCGGCAGGTTACGTTCTGATGCAAGGGCAGACGTTTGATAAGTCTGCTTATCCACTACTGGCGATGGCGTACCCGGATGGTGTTATTCCTGATATGCGCGGTTGGATGATTAAGGGCAAA